TGTTGTATCCTGTGGATAAACTGAAGTTTTATCAGCCTGAGGCATTTGAGCCAGGGTATAATATCGGATATGTCGATCCTGCCTTTGGAAAGAGTGAAAAAGAAAGGAAGCCCTGTTATTTTGCTCTTGTGATTCTGTCCCAGATAGAGGATCAGGTGTATGTAGTGGACTGGATCACAAACAGAGAGTCCCCGGAGCAGAATGAGGCCCTGATCGTGGAGAAAGCGAAGGAATGGGGGTTGAGGCGTTTAGGGGTGGAAAGCAACGCAGCCCAAAGCGTATGGTGCAAGGACATAGAGAAGGCCCTGCATAACGCCCAGGTGATACTGGATGTAGAACCGATAAACCACAATGAGAACAAGGATCGCAGGATCGAATCCATGCACGGGACAGTGGTGAAGTTTTGCAATTTTCGTGCGGACTGGGACCAGGCATATCCAGAGGCTATGAGCCAGCTGATTAATTTTCCGCAACATAAATATAAGGATGCCCCGGATGCTTTAGAGGGGGGGCTGGCAATGATAATGGGAGACGCTGAAGTAAGGATAAGGTGAATATGATAATCAAAATTTTAGGGAAAGAGTTGTTTGAGATTTCCAGGAAATCGACCATATCCTGGAGCATGGGCGAGGCATTGAGATGGCTGTATGCGGACCGCACAGAAGGCGAGATAACGATAGGGACAGCATATAAGCAGCACCCCTGGGTGTATATCTGCATAGGGAAGATCGCCCGGTCATTAAGCCAGATACCGTTTAAAATTTACAAGAAGGGGTCGGATGTAGAGATTAAATCCGGTGAAGTAGTGGAATTATTCCGGACAGGGTGGAGGTATCTCAATCGGTTCTCGGCATGGGAAGGGACCACGGTATGGAAACAGATGACCGGGAATGCGTTCTGGCACATAGAGAAGGCAGGTAAGATGGTAGTGCAGATCACGTTATTGGATGCCAGGAGGATGGTGCCCAGGATGGATGGGGATGTGCTGGTAGGGTGGAAATATGCGGGGCAGATTAATTATTTGCCGGATGAAATAATACAGTTTAAGTTTTTCAATCCATACAATTCAGTGACGGGATTAAGCCCATTACAGGCGGCGATAAATAGCGTGCAGGGTGATGATTACGCCACGAGGTTCAATAAGGGAATATTAAAGAACGGGTCCTTCCCTGGCAGTGTGATAGAGGTAGAGCGGAATCTGCAGGATGCCCAGGTGGCGAGGATTAAGAAGGATTTTGAGAGTATTCACAAAGGGCCGGATAAGGCGGGTAAGGTGGCGATCCTGGAGGGCGGGGCGAAATATAAGGAGTTAAGGATCACTCCGGCTGAATTGCAATTCATTGAGCAGAGAAAGATGAGTAAGGACGAGATACATGGGGTATATGGTGTGCCTTTAGCTATGACTGGGGACACATCATCGTTTAACCGGGCCAACATGAGGGATATCAAGAAGGAATTTTACACTAAGACGATCATGCCGGAATTGACATCGTATGAGGAGACGCTAAACAATGAGTTTTTCGCCCGGTATTACAGGGACTTTGACTGTGAGTTTGATATTACAGAAATCGTGGAGTTGCAAGAAGAGTTTGCGGAAAAGATCGTTATGGCCAAGGACCTATTCGCAATGGGGTTCACGGGGAACGAGATCAATGACATGCTGATGCTGGGGTTCAAGGATAAGCCCTGGAGGAATTACTGGTGGATACCATTTGGCATGGCCCCGGCAGAGGAGGCCCCTGAAGAAGAACCAGAAGAGCCAGAAGAACCAGAACCGGAAGAAAACGTAGAAGCAATGATTAATAAGCTGGAGAAATTCGCCGGGATAAAGGACAATAAAAAGGATTATGTGATTTGGAAAGGGCTGATCAACCGCATATATCCTTTGGAGAAGGAATACCGAAAGAAGTTGTCCCGGTATATGTTTGAGGTAAGGCAGGATATTCTGGAGGCATATTTTTCTAAATATGGAAAGGGGATAAAAGGGGTAAAGGCAGAGAAGAATGATTTATTTAATGTGGGGGACGCTAAGAAAAAATTACAGAAGATCAGCGAGCCATTTATTTTGGACAGTATAAAGAAAGGCGGCCAGTTAGTATTTGACGAAATAAATCTGGATGATCAATTTGAATTGGTGAACCAGGACGCAGTGAGGTTTTTCAATAATCAGGTTATGTATCTGGATGAGATACCGGACACCATAGATAAGCAGACCATAGCCATAATGACCGAGGCGACAAAAGAAGGGTGGAGTGTAGAGCAGACGGTTAAGAAGTTGAGGGACATGATGGACTTTGCCACGAACAGGAGTAAGGTTATAGCAAGAACAGAATTAATGAGCTCGGCGAATGGAGGTCGGTTTTTGGCCTATGAGGATGCCGAGATAGAGAAACATTACTGGATTGACAGTTTTGATGACCGGGTGAGAGATCAGCATAGGTTGCATGGCGAGATAGTAGAGGTCGGAAAAGAGTTCAGCAACGGATTAAAATATCCCGGGGACAGGACGGGATCAGGGAGCACGCCAGAGAACATCATCAGTTGCAGATGCACAACTGGTAGCATCCTTAAATAAAGAGGAGGAAAGACATGAAGAAGTTATTTGGAATAGTCAGCATTAAATCCGAGGTTCTGGAAGACAGGGTCATACGGTTTAAGGGAACGGATGAGACAGTGGACCGGGTGGGTGATGTGATGACCGGGGAAGGATGGGAAGTGGATAACTATAAAAAGAACCCCATATTTCTCTGGGCGCACAATTATGAGGGCCTGCCTGTAGGAAGGACCGTGGGTTTGAGCTATGACGAAAAAGATAAAGCGTGGATGTTTGACGTGAAATTCGCCACGCATGATGAATATCCTTTTGCAGATACGGTATACAAACTGTATAAGGGGCATTATCTTAATGCTGTAAGCGTGGGGTTTTTACCAAAAGAGGTTGAGGCAGGAAAAGAAAAGGATGCCCGGAAGATATTGAAGAAAGAATTACTTGAACTATCCGGATGCCCTGTACCCTGTAACCCGAACGCATTGCAGATGAGTTTCAGGAAGGCAGTCGGGGATAAGACCGTGAACGAGCAGGAATATCTGGAACTATTGGAATCCCTGGAGAAGCTGGAGAAGGTCTCGGAAGTGGACCTGTTAAAGCAACAGGTTGAAGGTCTGGAGGCCCGGGTAAAGGCACTGGAAGATAAAGCGATTGAGCCGGAGAAGCCAGCAGAGGAGAAACCGCCTGAGACAGATGCTGATCTGGATAAACAGGTTAGCGAATACAAAGGAATTTATTCCGATCTATTGACTGCTGATAAATTCAGGGAATCACATCCCAAATTATTATCGGAACAGGAGATAGATGAAATAAAGAAGTTGTCAGAAATCAAAGGAGGAAAAGACAATGGCTGAAATTGTAAAAGAAGTCAGTGAGCAGTTAAAAGAGATACTGCCCGCCCTGATAGGGGCGAAACAAATTCTTGGTGATGCCGCAGAGGATCACAAGCAGGTAAAAGACCTAATTGATCAGCTTAAAAATTTACAAGGAAATGTGCTTGAGATGGGTAAAAACATCGTGGAGCTTGGAAAAAGAAAAATTCATGTTCAGGCAACAGGTTTATCGGATGAAGAGAAACTTGATTTTGCCAAATGGATTGTGAATTTTTATAAGGCAAGTAAAAAGCCCAACGCAGAGAGTCTTGGGATTATGAAAGAACTCTGTGACAAATATGCCCAGAAAACCACACTTGATGAGGTGACGGATGCGACTGCAGGATATGCCGTGCCGACTGCGTTTTCACGGGAAATCTGGCGTGTAGCCGAACAGGCATCCATTATCCTTGCTGGAAGTACCAGAATCCCTTTGACGGTGGGTTATAAGATGCCGTTACTTTCGCTTGCGTCATCGGTGTCCTTTTCTTATGTTGAGGAAGCCGGTGCAATCCCTGAAACAAATCCTTCGTTGGGAAAAAAATCCATTGACGCCAAAAAGCTTGGTGGGTACACAATTCTGACGAATGAACTGCTTGAGGATGAGGATATAGGGATTGTTGATCTGCTCATCCAGCTATTCAGTGAGGCTCTGGGTAAAAAGATTGACCAAGATGGATTCTACATGAACGGCCCTCAGTTCAATGGCATTCTTTATACGTCAGGAGTGAACTTGAAAACTTTAACTGGCGGTAAAGGAAAATTTACGGAAGTTGACGGAGATGATCTTATCGATGCGGCAGCACTATTGCCTGCTCCGAATCTGG